GTGAAGTTCCCATAATGACCACAGGCCAAAATGCTCCTGCAAAGATAGCAGTAAGTCCTATAATTGAATAATAGGCAGCCACGCCTGATATGATTAGTCCTGTTAGAAAGACCAGATAGTTTAAGAGATGTTGTTTCATCTCTTATTTATCTATCACATCTTCATAATTGCTTGTCTGCCCTTAAGCTTTTCTCGTCTCACAATAGGAGTAAGTGCGTCGATAAATCCTGGAATATAGCTCATCTGATTAACAAGAAGAAAATCGTAGTTCATATTTTCAATGTTATCGATATCTCCTTGGATAACTTTATAGTAGATATTATTTAGCTCCATTGTGTATAACGCTGCATTGAGAGAATAGATGTTGTTATCTAAACCAACAACATCAAAGCCCTCGCGCGTGAGAAGAAGATTGTTGATACCAGCACAAGTGCCAATATCAAGAAATTTCTTACCTACAAAATCATCTCTTTCACTCATGATAGTATTAAAGATAGCAGTGCTATGATCAGTAGGATCTATTGTGCCGTTGTAGATGTAAGTCGGAACACGAACTCCCGCTATCTCTAATATATCACGACTTTGCCAAACAAGTCTATCATCTTCGTTATAGTATTGGCTATTGTGCTTTTTGATTTCATCTATCATCATGAAAAAAAGTCCTCTAATGAACTGACTTGTTCTGTTTTCCAACCAATGCTATCAAGGATGATCTTCAATGGTTCCACAAAAGACTTCTCGAATTGTGTGTCGTGGTCGATATACGATTTCAATTCAAATTCATCTGGCAGCGATTGCGGGAAAGCAATCACATTCGAATGAATAGGATTTGGCTCTTTCAGGAAGAGGAACTTGATCTTCTCACCTTCTTTGATAAGAGGCAACTTCTTGTCGAGATTGTTGATAACGACAAAAGCATTATACAGTAATGAACCTCTTACATGAATTGGACAACCTTTGCCATACACCATGTTCACATCTGAAAACTTTGCAAGACCATTCACACCGCGAGGGAATGAAATATCAGCAATAGCTTGATGACGGAACTCTTGACGCCATGTTTCAACCATACTGATCATATCATCCTCAGTCTTGTTGAGAACAACATCGATTGCTTCCCAAAGGATCTTGCGACAATAAGATGGAGTAGAAGACTTGATCATCTCAAGACCCATGATCTTTACCTTAGGATGAGTGTACTCAACACCTTCGTTGTTATACACATTCAGAATGTAACGCTTCTTGGCTGTCCAGATACCTTTGTCGGCCAAAGCTTCACGCTTCATCTGCATCTTCTGTTCGTATGCATTTACATACTCAGCAAGCTCAGAATAAGCCTTGTCAATAAACGGTTGAATCCGATCTTCACACGCCTTATCCATGAAGGTGATGATTTCTCTTGTAGTAGCATTCGGCTTCTGCTTAACAATAGTTTCGCTGACCAATTTATCAAGCGATAGATAAATCGAGTCCGTATCTGACGCAATGACATAATCGTGATCCTTTGTCTTGAGTAGCTTGTTCAGATACTCGTTTATCTTGTTTTCTATCCATCGAATAGAAAGTTGACCGGCCGTGGTAATACCCGAGGCCTGTCTAACGTCAAAGTACCTGAAATATTGGTTGCCAAGAGCGCCGTAAGCCGAATTGAGCGAAACTTTCTTCGCAAGTTGGAGATTGTTATATCGTGCAATGCGCTTTTCAATCTCATAGCGTTTTGATGGGTCGGTCTCTTTCTCAAGTTCTTTCTTAGCCGTAATAGCCTTCTTCTTGTACGCAGAGCGGTCATTGTACATTGTCTCCATAATTTCAGGCAAGAATCCATGGCGTTCTTTTGTAAAGAAATGTCCATTGGGAGTTAGTGTTACATTTGCAGCCTTTAGAATACTGGTACTAACTTCTTGATTGAGCAGGCCATCAATCGATACCTTGTTCATAGCAAACATACGCAAGGTAGGATCATAATGCTCAGGCTCAATGATAGTATCTGGACTGATATTGTATTGCATGATCAGGTGTGGATACAGACTGTTCAAGTCGAATGAAGCAACCCACTTGTGCATACCAAGAATTGGATCCTTAACGAAGGCACCAACATATGCTTCATCCTTATGATGCTTGATGATAGGATCAACAACGATGTTCTTCTTACGGAGATGATTGTATACGATAGCATCCCACATACGCACCTGAGAGAATGCGTCCATGTAGTTTGTCTTGGAATCATACGCAAGAGTTAGAACAAGTTCAATCAGCTTGATCTTATCGTCAATCTTTTCTACCAGTTCGACGTCTTTGATGTTATACTCAATGAATAATTGATAGTTGTCCTTGTAGAGAGTATGAAGATTGCCATACTCTTCATACGAAAGCTTACGCTCACCAACTTCTACATTAGCGATAGCATCAAGCTTATATGATTCCTGAGACTGACCACCAGGAGCAAACTTCTTATACATTGCGAGATAGTCTAGAATAGCAATACCCATTAGATCATAAGCTTGTTCTTCTGCGCCATTATATCCACGAATCTTACGCTCATTCACAATCATCCAAGGAGACAGACGCTTTGTTGCGTCTTCACCAAGGACATTACGAATACGATTGACAAGATAGGGAATATCGAAACGCTCAACATTCCAACCAGTAATGATATCTGGATAGTTGTCGGCCCACTCATCAATGAATCGCTTGATTAGATCGATTTCATCACGGCACTGAATATACCAAACATCATCGCGCTTGTTATCAAACTTGCCACAACCCAGCACAATAAACTTGCCTTGATTGTTCTTGAATGTGATTGCTGTGATAGGCTCACAGGCTTGACCAGGCTCAGGGAATCCATTCTCGGATCCAACCTCGATATCGATATTGGTAACATTGATATGACTTAAGTCCCAGTCCACATCATCACTGAAATGGTCTGCGATAAAAGCATACTCATACTTTTGATTCCCATAGATTTTGAAGTTCTGCACATCTTTGTATGTTTCAACAAAGTCCCTTGTTTCGCGGATGTTGCCTGGCTTCATTTCGGCCATGGCATCACCAGAAACGGAAGTAAACCCTGTATGCTCTTTTGCTGGAACATACAGGGTTGGGAAATAATCAATCTTTCGCTTGACTTTTCTTCCGTCTTCTACACCGCGATACAGGATACGAGAACCGTAGACCTGAACATTAGTATAGAAAGATTTCATTTAAGCTCCTGGCATAATAAGATTACTGGAAGGTACAACAAGTCCACCAAACATGGAATTGTACTGATTGATAAACTCTTTGATGGGATTGATTATAGCAAGAATATGAGACTTGTCAATAGTAAATGTCTTATCATCACTAAATTCTGCCCATGGAGCAAAGCCAACATTTGGAGTCTTAGGATCAACCTTGTTAGGCATCACAACGATACGAACAGGATTCTTGATTATCACACTTGTTGGAATAGGCGACGAATCTGTAACTTCACCAAGTAACTCTTCGCCTGTAACAAGTCTTAGAATCTTTACATTAGCGGCCATTATTCCAACTCCATCATATAATCGAACACTCCAACTGTCATCCACTTTTCAGGGACATATGTCATCCGATTACCACTCTCAGTCTTATAGACACACTTGTTATCATAGTCCATGACCTTAGCCAACTTCTCCCACTTGCCATCATAGGCGCGTTGTACGAACTGAGTTTCAAGAATATTCATTATATACTTCTCCAAATTAATTAAATATTGTGCCGTTCATTTTTTCTTCGGTGGTAACGAATATCATCCGTTCGCTGTCATCAGTATAGTATACAGGGTTTAGCCCTGCTTGTCTATAGTCTTCTGCGTATTTTATTGCTATATGGAAATTGCTGTCGGGGCCGGATAGTTCTGCTGCTTGTTTAATAATTTCTTCGGAAATAGTTTGATAGGTCATAGTTCTATTCCTTCTAAAGGGTTACCATACTCCGTCTTCTATCATCCACGCGCGACCATTCTCTATAAGTTTACCAATACAATCATCACAAACATTACCTGTCTTATATTTATCTTTCTTCAAGGCAAACTTTTGCATATCGTAGAAAGAACCATACTGAGCAATGATATAAAAATCTCCATTCATTAGATAGAGAGTTGCCGCACACCCATGACTATGTTCCATGTTTTGTTTTGTTGAAGAATAGAACTCTTGTTCACAGGTGTTGCACTTCATATCTTAATCCCACAAATTCTGATAGTACTTACCGAACAGCGTGAATCCAAGTTGCTTACGCTCATTATATGCCTTACACTTTTCAGCATTAAACTTACCGGTCTTCAATCGCTCTTCTTTACTGAACAGAAAATCTCCCTCAACGATTTCTCCTGGTTCATAAGGATCGTAGTAGTTCTTATAATCGTTCTCTTCATCAATCTCTTGCTCAAAACTCCAAATCATCTGGTCAAGAACCCAGATCCACTGTGCGTGAAACTTTTCGCTAGCCGCTTCAATCTCTTCATCAGTTGCGTTTAGAGTCTTATCATAAGAGCCGTGATCAAAAACAGCAGTCTCTCTTTCAGTCAAACGCATATGTTCTGGAATATATTCGGGTTCAATATAAGGGCTACCGTGCTTTGTGGCCTTTAATTGTTTGAGCATGGGAAGAATGATGTATGCTAAAGTATGATCCATACTCCAAGTATCTTGACGATCAATGCGAACACTAATCTTGCGCTTACGATGCTTCACAATATGATTTACAGTATTGTTACAGAACCATCGAATGGCAGATTCAAGTTTTTCTAAAAACTTTTCAAACTTGGTTTCACTTTCTTTCCATTCAATACCATACTTCCTGTCCATATAGTTAGAATGGATTTGACAAGTCCACCAAGTATTGGGATATTTGCCGATCTTAACCTTCATTCTTTAGTTTCCTGTTCTTCAATAATCTTATTAGCAGATTCAATAAGAGTGGCTAAAATACCCTTTCGCGCAAACACTAAAAGAGTATCGTAATCCATAGTCACGGAAATAGTCGCACTACCATCTTCATTCTCAATGAACTCATCTAAAGTAAAGTTATCCATTAGGTGCCGCTTCCAGTCTTGCCAGTTGCCTTGTTGATTTCTTCGCCAGTAATTTCCTTACAAATGTAGTAGACAATACCAGCATTAGTGCCGATCTTAGTCTGCTCTTCATCCATAAGAAAGTTGCCGACTTCATTACAAGTCTTCTCGTTATTGTATTCGGGAGTGTTAGGATATCTGGTATCAACGGTAGCCTTACCGTCAGCCAGAACTGTAAAAAGAATGATATACCAAATGGACATAATGTCACCTCATAATGAAAAATTGGAGCGGGATACGGGACTCGAACCCGTTTCTACAGCTTGGAAGGCTGGGGCACAACCCATATACCAACCCCGCGATATTTGTATTTAGTCTGCTAACTGTGAAATGCCACGCAACTCACGAAATTTTCTTTCAAGAAGAATAAGAGCTTCCTTTTTATCACCACGATTCCAGTGATACTCAATCGCTATGATATCGTTATGATCAGCATCGCTGACATAAAAACCTCGAGCTTCAACTTCCTCAATCAATTCCTGATCATCAAACTCGTCAAGGTCGACATCAACTTCAACTTCGGTAATAACTCTAGCCATCTCATTTCCTCTGTGTGTTTGTCAGTTTGTATACTATACTACGGAAACTAGATTAAGTCAAGCGAAATCATCTGCCTCTGCTCGTTGGCTTCCTTGGTGGCTTTGGAACGTTTCCTTGCGGCTTTTGCGATTTCAACTTTCCGTTCTTTGGTGGCGTAGAACCACTCGGTGATCTCCTCAGCCGTCCGGCCGCATCCTCTGCATATTCTTTGATCGTCTTCATATTCGCATACCTTTCTACAAATGGAATTATTCATATCAGTCTCTTATGTAGTAGGAATTTGTGTAGCCCGCAACATAACATCCAACATTCAGCACATCAAATTCCAATAACTTTTCTTTTGGCACATTTATAAAGTGAGCGTGTTCTGTATCTAGTCCTTGATTTATCAATTGCATGTTCTTATTCAGAATAGAAAAATACTCATCAGTCATATTTAAATTCCAAGAATATAATCTTGTTTCTAGAAGATGAGTCGCACCAAAATGATTTTTTATACTCTCATCTTGCCAACTATCAAGTCTCTTTTTGAAAACAAATTTTCCATTAGCATCTTTGTAGTCGTCCAAAGTAAATGTATCTAGAAGCTCACATCTACCTCCTAACTTAAACATTCTGCCATCTTGATCCAGATTCAGATTGTTCTTTGCAAAAACGATACCATGCCCCAATAGATAACTTTCGCCAAGACTTTTTAAACCTCTTTGATTGATTTCTATTGTATTAGGATCAGTACTAAAATCTAAGAAATAATCCACTTTAGAGGATATCGTAGACTGATGATCATCACTTAGTCCTCCGATAGAACTATCACAGAATATTATGATAGAATCTTCTGTCTGCTTTCTGATTGAGTCAAATGTTTTTAAAGTCTGCTCATATCTATCCTGATAGTCAATTTTACCAACTATAGATTTGATGCATGATGGTACGATGAATATGTTCATTAGAATTTGTTTACCACTGTTACAATATGTTCTAGTTCTTCTTGAGTTAACCACCAACCGTTTGGAATACAGATTTGAGTATCACTAAAACTTGTTACTCCTGGTAGATCATCTTCCCTGAATTGTGCTGTGCTATCATAAAGATCATTTCTAAAATGCACAGGACTTGATGTGATGCCATTATCTGCAAGATGATTTTCAAATTCTTTCTTCTTGCCATCTTTAACATGCATACTAAACAACCAAAATGAAGTTGTGCCATCAAACTTAGGAAGAACAACTTTATCGTTCTTGATATTCTTTATAAGATATCTGGAATTTTTTCTAGTTCTTAGAACAGACTTTCTAGCCTCGGGGATATTACTGATTCCAATAGAGGCACTGATATCATTCATATGATACTTGAAGCCGGCTTTAGTGATGTTTTGTGTGCATCTAAATGATTCGCTTTTGGTACGATCAAGACCAAACCATCTCAGTAATCTGGCTTCCTTTTCTTTCTCTTCATTTGGACATATGATCATTCCACCATCACCTGAAGTTAAGAACTTAATTGCTTGGAAAGAATAGCAGATATAGTTGCCACGCTCGACCTTCTTCTTAAAGAAAGAATCCCAAGTATGAGCAGCATCTTCAATAACAGGAACACCAAATGCTTTTAGCTTCTTATAGTCGCACAGTTTACCTGCCCAGTTAACAGCAATAATTGCCTTTGTTTTATCTGTTATAAGCTTCTTCACACTCTTGGGATCGATTAGACCTGTCAATGGATCAACATCGGCCCAGCGGATTCGAGCATGACGATGAATAGCGCCAATCTGTGAAGCAAAACAAGTCTGCGGTGAAGAAATAACTTCATCATCTGGTCCGACACCACATAGCTCTAAAGCTAAATCAATAGCTGCTGTACAGGAATTGACAGTTACTGGCTTTGTCTCTGTCTTCAATTCTGACTGTAATACATCTTCAAAAGCGTCGACCTTTGGACCTTGAGCAATGAAACCGCACTGCAAAACTTCTTTTACCAAACTTGGTGCCTTCTTGGACATTCTCACTTTAAACAGCGGGATCATTCTTAAACTCCATTTTTATTATTCTATCATCACTATAGTAGGGCACAAAACCTATACTGGTATATAGCTTCTGTGCCACCGCGTTTGTCTGTAAGACTTCAAGAGTGATTTTTGTATTGAAAGTTTTTGCTTTATCTAATAGATGTTGAAATAATATTCTACCGTATCCTTTACCTCTACTATCAGTTATAAGACCGCCTGTGAGATATGTTTCATCATCCACATGTCTACAATAACCGAAGCCGATAGGAGAAAAGACAACACCAAAATATGACTCAAACATTATATACATTTTGATATTGTCTCTATCAAGTCCATTGAACCAGATGACTTGATCTTCTTTGGATATTAAGTCACTATTCTTCGTCATATATTCACGACATTCATTTCGGATACGGCGCATTGTTTGCGCTTCATTGATATCCTCAACTTCATGAAACATAACAGTGGTGTGATTGTTTATACTAGATATCATTGTCAATGTAGTCACCATTATTAGTTCTTGAGTTGAAGCTTCGTGTTCCTTTCTTAGAACACAGCCACAGTTCTGAGCCAAATCTATCACATACTTTGTTCAGCCATTCATGATTCTTCTCACGCTTTAGTTCTGCCCACCAGTCTCTAGTCATTGGATCAGGCAAAGTTTTAATATGATCAGACTTGCTCCAGAAGAAATTGCCTCTGTAGTGCGGCGAAGGTAATTCTGAATAATCAATACCAGCAGTATCATATTCAGATTGAAGAGCATCGACACACTCTTTCCAATCAGTCATAACATTATACATAAACATTCTCCAATAGTATCTATTGCGATACTTTGAAACTAATCCAGGAACAGTGAGATTGTTTAGAATTGATGTGATACCCTTTGCATGAAGGTAAAGAATAATCTGATCTTCTTTCTTACAAGCTTCCTGCATCTTCTTATGAGTATAATCTTCACCAACATTCTTAACAACATTACCAAAAATGTTTCGCAAATCTTCCATCATAGCAATATCATTGTTGTATTGATTTTGAATGAACTCAATCTCAACAGGAACATTATATAACCCACAGAGATTGTGAAACATTCCAACTCTTGGATCGTTTTGAGTGATAGCTGTAATATGGATTTTGTTTGTTTTCTGCATCAGACCACTATCTTCCATAACTTTAAACTTCTCTAGTAGAAGCTGTGACCAAAGATAGTTGTCATCTAGGTATGTGTGGTAGTATATATTAATGTTCATTGATAAATATCACTTCAGGAAAATATTTCAAAAACAGATCATTCTTATTATCTCTCTTTGCCTTGATCTTGTTCTTAATCTCATTAAAGAAATTCCAAGCAAGAGGTATAAAGATGATCTTTTCATTCTCATGGAATTCTGTCAAGATATCAGATGACACAATAGGTATACTCATTCCTGGTGTATAACGATTCTGCTTTAGTGGATTATCATCAATGATATAATCTAAACGAATTTTAGCATAGTTCAGCAAAGTCATTCCCTTCGCTGCTGCGCCATAACCAACTAGAGTGTATCCGTCTGCCTCAGCACCATTCAAAGAAGATATCAAATCATCTACAACACCCTGACACTTCAATGCATATTCATTATACTTCTCCTCACTTAAAATACCAGCCTTGCGTTCCATATCGATTAGATTTTCAATATTAGCTGGGCGTGAAGCGTATCTAGAAATAATAAAGATATAGCTATTGCCATGAAGAGGGCACTTGACAACATCAATCAAATTAAGTCCTGATCTCTTACACAGTTCATTCATTGAGTTGATATTGTAAAATGAGATGTGTTCGTGATAGATTGTATCAAACTCATTATTACGAATCATGTCGGCCTGAGAAGTTTGTATGAACAGCAAAGACGATTCATTCATATACCGACGAGCATTCTTTAGAAATGCATAAGGATCAAAATTATGAGCAAAGACATTCTGTGCAACAATCAAGTCGAACGAGGCAAATTTGTGTGGAACATATTGTTCGTCAAAATAGCCACAAGTAATGTGGTGTTCCTTAGAAGAAGTTTCATAGAGATTTTCTGCAGGATCTACGCCCTGTGTTATAATGCCCAGTTTCTTAAAATGATTCAACTGTGAACCATCGTTACAACCAATATCTAAAACATTCATAGGAGCAGAAAAGTGGTTCATTGTGGTGTAATATTCAACAGAGTATCTAGAGAACCATTCAAAATGATCATTCATTGTTTGTGATGTGCCAGATACATACAGATAATCCTTGAACATCAGATCAGGATTAACAGCATGAGTTAACTGTACATGAAAACAATCTTTACAGTGATTAACAGCAAGAGGAAACTCATCTTGCTTTTCGTCTTTGTTCTTCTTGAATGAATTGGCCAAAGGTTGCTTATTTAAATCTAATGTGAGCTTTAGATTATTAGAACCACAGGTAAGACACTCTTTTAGTTCAATTACATTTTCATTCTCAAACATTAGGCTTTGTCCAATACCACACATCTTGTTTCATTACACCAATATTTTCTAAACCAATACTAACAGAAAATTCCGATACTGCCCGATTCACACCAGCAATAGTTGTGAAATCATGACCACAAAATAGACCGCCCTTTTTCAGTTTTGGATAGTAATTCTTACAATCTTTTAATACTTGCTCGTATGTATGAAGACCATCAATAAAGATGAAGTCCATACTTTCATCTTCAAAATCTGATACAGCATCATCTGATGTTTTTCTGTGATGCGTGTAACGATCATTATATTGTTCAATTCTCTTCATGAATACATTGTAAGAATCATCGTTGTCGTTATTCAACTTACCAACTTCACCGTGCCAAGCAAAATCATTACCACCCCAATCTTTGTAAGGTATATAAGGATCAATGCCGTGTAACTTCAATGTCGGCATACTAGTCAGAAGATGGAGGGTTGTTATCCCTCCATCTGTACCAATTTCAATCCCCACAGGATCTTTTTCGATTTTCAATATTTTTTGTAAAAAATCAGGAATATCTTGACCAGGAAGCCATTTAGTTTTCTTTTCGTTATCACTTAAGAAAACATATTTCATATTGAAATCCATTCCTTATTAGCAAGAGACCAATCAACAACTTCTTTAATTCTTTCCTTGAGAGTGAGCTTTGGTTCCCAACCAAGATCACGCATGAAGTTGCCGTCAAGACCATAACGCAAATCATGACCCGGACGAGAAGAATGGAAATCGATCATATCATATTTCAATTCTTTGCCTTCGGCCTCAGCAATAGCTTTTGCTAGAGAAAGATTATCAATTTCTTCTTTGCCGACAACATTAAACTTAGGGCACTTGGCGCCGCCAGCATCGCGTTCAGCAACAATTGCCTTTTGAGCATCATTCAAGTGAAGTAAGAAATGCATAGCCTCTGCTACATCACGCGCATGAATATAGAACCGTGAACCAGGAATAGTCTTTGTAGGATCAGAATGAATAGTTACAGTCTCACCATCATTAATCTTACGAATACACATTGGAATAAACTTCTCCGGATGCTGACGCTCACCGAAAACATTCATTGTATGTGTGATGTAGATAGGCAGATTGTATGTGTTCTCAAATGCAACGCAGAACTCTTCACCTGCAGCCTTAGATGCTGAGTAAGGATTAGTTGAGTTGTAACGATCACGCTCCTTATACAGAATGCCATTCGGCGCTGGACCGAATACTTCATCGGTGCTGAAATAGATGAACCGTTCNNGAAATAGATGAACCGTTCAAGATTAGGAATAGTTCTAGCATAGTTCAACAGATTGACAGTACCGACAGTATTGTCCATACAGAATTCCATCGGATTTGAAATAGACCTATCAACATGACTTGATGCAGCCAAATGCATGATGACATCAACATGCCCGATAAAGCTTCTTGTCAATTCACTTATTTCGGACTTTAGATCATGCCATACAATCTTAACTCTCTTTTGATTTTCCTTAGAGTGCTGAGAAACTAGATTGTGTAGACGATTTAGATTGCCCGAATAATCAAGACGATCTAGGGAAACGATTTCCCAATCCGTAGTTTTTAGGAAATGGTCAATAACATGATGAGCAATAAATCCCGCACCACCTGTAACAAGCATTCTCTTAGTCATTATATACCTCTCAAAAATTAT